CTTCTGTGGTGAATGGGGTAGGGCAATAGTAGCAGATGGCTTTACTGCACTTGCAGGTATGCCGCAGTGGTATCAGATTGCGTTAGGAGCTATCGTAAGTGCAAGCTTTGCCACACGATCTGCAGGTAAGTTTTTTAACATGAGGAAGAAGTAATGGCATTTAAATTATCAGGAAGAAGTTTAGGAAAGCTAGAAGGTGTACATCCTGTACTGGTGGACACAGTGAAACGAGCCATTGAAGTGAGCAAAGTGGACTTTGGAGTGATTTATGGTGTTCGTTCCCTTGCAGAACAAAAGAGATTATATGAAGCAAAAAGATCACAGACTATGAAATCTAAACATCTTGTGCAAGAAGATGGGTATTCACATGCTGTTGATTTAATGGCGTATGATGGTAGTGACCCAAGTTGGGACATCGTGATGTACGATGATATAGCAGATGCAATGAAGAAAGCAGCACTAGAAACTGGAGCTAAAATTTGTTGGGGAGCTTCATGGCATATAGATGACATAACCAAATGGGACGGTACAATGCAAGAAGCTATGAATGCTTATATAGACCTAAGACGATCACAATCACGTACCCCATTTATTGATGGTCCTCACTTCCAATTGACAACATGAGACAACCACCTAAACAAGGAAGACCGAAGAGACAGGGCATGAAAGGCATGTCTATTAGTAGTGGAGATAAACGACCTACTAAACAGGGGGCAGGTATGACTGCCAAGGGAGTTGCAAAATATAGAAGACAAAATCCCGGAAGTAAATTACAAACAGCCGTTACAGGTAAAGTAAAACCCGGAAGCAAAGATGCAAAAAGAAGAAAGTCTTTTTGTGCGAGAAGTGCAGGACAAATGAAGCAGTTTCCTAAAGCTGCTAAAGATCCAAACAGTAGACTACGACAAGCTAGAAGAAGATGGAAGTGTTAACATGAGACAACTTACAGAGAAACAACAGAAGTTTTTAGACGTGCTGTTTTCAGAAGCAGGTGGTGATATGTCAAGAGCTATTAAGTTAGCAGGATATGCAGAGCATACAACACCATCACAAATTGTAAAAGCATTAAAAGAAGAAATATTAGAAGCTACTCAAGAGTTTATGGCAAGCAATGCACCAAAGGCTGCAATGGCTATAGCAAGTGGTATTGACGATCCTGTTCAGCTAGGACTAAGAGATAAGATGGTTGCAGCTAGAGAGATGTTAGACAGAACAGGATTAGTTAAAACAGAAAAGATGCAAGTAGAAGCTACAGGTGGTGTGATGTTAATGCCACCTAAGAATGCAGAAGAGAGCTAATGCGTAACAGAGCATTGGGTAAGTGGAAGCTACCACAGCCTACTGACCTGAAAAGTGAGAACGAGTGGATACCCATACCACGAATTGCACGAACAATACCATTTGGGTATAAAGTAGATCCTGAAGATAACAATATGCTTCTACCAGTTTCTGTAGAGCTAGACCTGTTAGAAAAAGCTAGAGATTATACAAAACAATTCTCATATAGAGAAGTAGCAAACTGGTTGACTAAAAATAGTGGACGCACAATATCTCACGTAGGTTTGGTAAAAAGATTAAAGAATGAGAGACAACGAAAGAACAAGGCTACAAGCCTACGCAGATGGGCAGACTATGCCCAAAAGGCGATCCAAAAAGCAGAGGATTACGAAGAAAAAAGAACAGGTGCAAAAGAAAGCACAGCCGAAGACACCTCTGATTGAAGAAGAACTACTGCCTATAGAAGAAGCTCGTAATGTTATCTTCAAACCAAATGAAGGACCACAGACAGAGTTTCTTGCAGCAAGCGAAAGAGAAGTCTTGTATGGTGGATCGGCAGGAGGTGGCAAGTCTTACGCAATGTTGGCTGACCCTTTACGTTATATGGGACATCCTTCTTTCAGTGGCTTACTCTTGCGTCACACCACTGAGGAATTACGAGAGCTTATATTTAAAAGCCAAGAACTGTACCCAAAAATCTGGAACGGTATCAAGTGGTCAGAACGAAAGATGCAGTGGGTTGCTCCGTCAGGGGCGAGACTGTGGATGTCTTACCTCGACAGAGATGATGATGTTCTACGATATCAAGGACTAGCATTTAGTTGGATAGGCTTTGACGAACTTACACAGTGGTCTTCACCATTTGCTTGGAACTACATGAGATCACGACTAAGATCTACATCACCAGATCTACCAGTGTACATGAGAGCAACAACCAATCCCGGAGGTAGGGGACATCATTGGGTTAAGAAGATGTTTATTGACCCTGCACCATATAACAAGGCATTTAATGCAACAGACATTGATAGTGGAGAAGAACTCAAATATCCTGCAGGACACAGCAAAGCAGGACAGCCACTATTTAAACGTAGGTTTATACCTGCTCGACTTACAGATAACCCTTATCTCTCATCTCAGGGTGATTATGAAGCAATGCTTCTATCCCTTCCTGAACAGCAAAGAAGACAATTATTGGAAGGCGATTGGGATATTAAAGAGGGAGCAGCTTTCACCGAGTTTGATCGCAACATACATGTGGTTGAGCCTTT